CGCATTGACACTTCGCGCAATTTATCTTTATTCTGTTCCATGAATTCAACGATCATATCACCTTCGTTGTTATCAAAATCATAGCTAGCAAACAGACCACCATCAGCATCGCGGTGTACTTGTTTGATACGCAGAATTTTATCGCGTTCAGTATTGATAGTCAGATCAAGATAGTGACAACGAGATTGAAGCGCATCCAAGTGAGCTTGAATCTTTTTGGACCGACGATCATTGAAGTTGAGATTGGTAATAAAGATGATAGAGCCATTGAAGTTGAAAGTATTTGGCACACCTTCTTCGCGCAACAGACGAGAATCTTTATTCCAAGAAATTCTACGAGTCTTACCAGAATCAAGAGCACCTTTCAACACATTCAATGCGTCTTGATCTTCCCAAACATCACAGTCATCAAACACCAGTACATTTTTAGCATCAGAGTATTTGTACAATGTTGCGAACAGACCAATGCCTGACATAGCACCTTTGACAATCTGAAAGCGAGGACGCTTGCCAGAAATTTTGTCAAACATAGATGCTTTTTCCATTTGTAAAGTGACGCCGTGCGATTTGCCTACGCCCGGTGGGCCAGTAACAATCATCGCACGAATGTTACCTGCGATACATGCGCTGGACATTTCATCAAGAACTGAAAAACGACTAGCAATACGGTCCATTGCTTCTACATCAGTCTCTGTAACTGTTTTAATATTAGTTGTCAACTCGGGAGCCCCATCAATAAATTCAATTTGTTCAATGCTGTCTACTTTAACTTTAACAACTGCGATATCAATCGCAAACTGTCCCTCATTCTGAACTGTCACATAGCTGCCAGTTTTAGAAGTCTGAAATCCCTTTACAAGTGTAAAGCTTTTGTCAATAACTGCCTGATTACGATACATGCCAGAGAGAATGCGAACTGTTGCCATTTATAACTTTCTATGTGTTGCTGTTTAAGTATCTATTATATCACCAAAATGATTTAATGTCAACCGTAATGAATATAAGTTTCGTATGGCACATTTTCAAGTGAGAACAATCGTGCTTCAATTTCTTGAACCTGCTCCAGCGGTACATTCAGCACTGACGCAATACGATAAACATTATCACCTTCTTCAAGGTATT